TGCATTACTGGCGTCCGCAGCGGGAAATACAATCTTAAAGTCTCCCGAACTGGAGGATTTATCAGAACCAAAGTCCAAAACAATCACTGAAGTATCTCCAGTAGTATCCTCGTTAAAAATCATCGCACCACGAGCCGTGATTGTACTGGATGACCACGTAGTATCTGCAAAATCCGTATACGCCGTGGTGCTACTGGTTGTCGGATCTATCCGAGTAAGCGTGTTACCTTTAGCGACGTAACCCGTACCAGAAACCTCATTAGTGTCCGTATAAGCTGTTGTAGCTGCCGTAAAAGAGGCACTATTGGTATACAAAGCAGCTTTAAAGGTGTTCCCACCACTAAGTAAAAAGTTGTGCTTGGCTTCCATTAATTCTTTCTTGAAAGACGTACACATAAAATTTCCGGTAAAAGCCATATCAAAGTCTCCTAATGGATTCAGCAAGTTCTGGATGACCTGCATCCATTAATGCGTTATAGACAGTGGTTCGATCACTCTTAATGGCTTCACGCATGTAAAAGGCAATCATTTTTTCTATATGGCCCTTAAAGGCGTAAGCCTGTGCCTGAATACCCGGATGAGTATTGTTGGATATAGAAATGATTTTGTTTGCACAGTGGTGCGCCACTTCTTCAGGCGTAAAGCCACGATTATTTGTCGTATGAACCTCTACGGAATAATCGGAAGGAAGGTCTAATTTTAATGCGTCCATCATTGTTTTGGCCTAATAACCATACCCGCACGATAATCTTCCGTAACTTCCTTGGCTTCCCCAAACATCTTTAAGGCCACCATAGATTCTCCAAAGCGTTTTTCATATTCGGCCATTAAATCCTGCTCCCCTTTCATATAGGTATAGGCTTCGGTTAAACACCCATATAAAAGAGCCAACGTGGCATTTTCACTCAACCACGTTGTTCCACTGTCTCCCGCAGCCGTCAAACTGGCGGGTCGGTAGAAATAGTGCATTTCCGTGGTATATCCACTATCCGGCGTTGGGCCAATAATAAAGTTGGTTATGTCAAACAGCGCATAATACCGGGGCGTTCCCGTTGTAGCACTGTTAGGGTTAAAAGACTGCACAAAATTTACGTCTTTGTATTGAAGAAAGCTCTTAACACTGCTGCTTGTAATAGATAACGAAAAAGGTGCTAAAAAATCGCTCGGCGCAGCTAAATACTGGTTAGAAGAAGACATGGTCCCCGTTACATTTTTACGGAAAAGCTGTAATTGGACGTTTTTCAGGATCCGTTCTTCGGACAGCTTTATAAAGTCGTCCATATGCGAGACGAACGTAGTTTCCGTGTTTTCGGTGTAATCCTGTATAGCGGTCTTTAGACTGGAGTAAGTAAAGCTCATGTCGCCACCGTCACCGCGCCAACCTGCCCCACAGACATGATGGGCTTAAAGTTAGCTATTTCAGGAATAATCGTATCCACATAGACCACCATTGGTTCGACCCTATCGGGACGAGGATTTTTCAAAGCCTGTGGGTCCACTACCTTACGTCTTGGGTCTAACTGGGGCTGCTTTTGTTCCCATTCATCATAGCCAACAAGCGCTCCGGTCCATTCCTTTTTCATACGCCTAAGTAAATAAGAGAACCCAGATCTATCTGAAATTCCCCGCGCATGTTTTCCTACAGCAAAACGAGACATCAGTTAAATTTCGCATACTCTAAGCTAGGCACGACATTAAACGAGGCTCGGTCACGATCTTCTACCATAGCCCTCTCCATCTCTTCTTCATATAACGGTTTCAAAACTTGAATCCGATTGGGCGCTCGTTTTAACGCAATGTAATAAGCAAGTCCTGCTGCCAAAGCAGGATAAAAACGAAACGGTACACCAAGTGTATTTGTAAAATCATCAACATCGTCTATTCGATAAAGACGATCAAAAATGAGAATGTCTGTACTGTTTTCAGGCGCAGGCCAAATTTTTAAATTAGGCGTTACTTGTCGATCTAAGAAAAACTGGGAAGGACGACCTGTTTCTGTTTTATTTGGGATCGTAATATATCCGTCCCGACTTAAACGCGCGGCGGCATAACTGTTATCGCCTCGTTTAACCACTAACGATAAAATATCTATGGTGCCCTGTGCGTTCGTTAAATCAACGGCAGCAGAAAGGGTGGTAGTTGCTGCGCTTGTCCCACCTGTAAGGGTTTCACCGCTGGTGAAAGTTCCTGTCGGAATGGTGATCGCCATTGAAGTACCCGAGGGAAGATTGGTAATGGAAGCCGTAGCGCCACTGGTTCCTCCCGTAATGGTTTCAGCGATCGTAAAACCTGAACTAGAACCCACCGTCATAGTTACGGTGCCCGCAGGATATTCAGTAATATCCGCCGCAACGGTTATGGAGGTCTGCTTAATGGTCCATTGGTTTAAGCCACGGTTAGCCCAATCCGCTAGAAGCAAGTTCATAGAACGCTTCGCGGTTTTTAGATCATAACCTGTACGAACTTCAAGACCGCACCGTTCAAAGGCTTCCTCAATATAATCATTTACATCGAGTTCGAAATTTATAGATCCAGACGTAGCCATGATTCATTTAAGCAGTGCAGCCAGAACAGGCCCGATACCTGTTTGTTGGGCAAGCAATATCACCACACCACCCAATAAAAACCATTTGATTTGAAACAAGGTACGTTTTATATCCTTAACGTCCGGTTCCAATTGGTTTACTTTATCTAAGATATAGTGTTGCTGTGTGGCATAGTGATAAAACTGTACCCTCATCTCCTCCAGATCTTCTGGAACTTTTGGAATATCGCGTTGCATGTGTATGAAAACCTATCCAATAGATTTAAAGATCCGTATATTCCTTAATACAGGTGATGGTTAAAGTGTACGTCTCGCCGTTTGCTGCTCCTACTGTGGTTAATAGCACATCTCCATTTTTCCCAGAACCAGAATAATTTGGAAGACCGCTAAAGGCGGAAAAATCAAAAGAATCACTATAATTGGCGGGAAGTTCAATTGCTAAACGGTTAGTTGTAGCATCCCAAAGCAATTGGACTCCCATTCCAACAGTGGAAAAAGAAAGGCTTTCAATGCGAACACCCGTGCAGGCGTCTCCGTCTTGACTGGTGCTTAAAGCACTTACATCTATCTTCGTGACAGCAGATTCGCCCGTACCGTCACTAACATTAGTGAGGTAAAATACTGCTTTACGAGGACCATCAATAATGGTCGATACATTTACTGAATCTGCCATTTGATACTCCTATTTTTCCTTGATAAGACCGGCCATAACCATAGCCTTATACTTAGCGGTCCACTCAGGGGGCAATTCCTTTTTATAACGATCTTCAATTCCCGGTTTAGGGGTATCTTTTTTAGCAGTTTTTTTCTTTTCTGCCATAAGTCACTTCCTAACCTTACGGTTGCTCATTGAATTGTGTCATACCATCCGTGACACGTTGGGCAGCTACCAAAATGTAGTCGCACCAAGACGCATCGGCGGTTGTCGTTCCAGACATTGCACAAAACCAAGGCGTAAGAGCCGAAGTCGGGATATTATCCGTTGTCGTGGTGACTTTTACCCGATCCACGTAGAAATCTACTTGTCCGGTTCCGGTTACCACAAAGCCGAGTCGGCGCGTGTTTGAAATAGTAGAACTACCTTCTGCGCCATCAGAAAAATCAACCCCTGTGTCAGTCTTGGTTTCAGTACCACCGGAATCACAGTTGGCATAAATATCTGCCGCACCTTCAACCAACAAGAAACCGATCTGGTTATTTGCTGTAAAAGGAACACCTGTAGCAAACGTGCCGTTTTCTGCCAAGCCAACGAACATGTCCATGTCATCTGCATCAGCAACCGCACAAGTGGCCTCAAAGAAGATTTTTTTGCTGGCTTCGGCCATGAAAATCTCATTGCCTTGAATAGACCCGCCAGAGTTGTCCGTAGAGCCATCGCCTGTTGATTTAGCCCAACCGCCTACATGATCAGCCAGTAGCGTCAACGTACCGGAATTAAGGACTTGTTTGGTCCAATCATCGGTGTCATCTATATCAACACCCGTGAAATCATCCATTTTGATGACATAATCAGGGTTGCATTGAAGGGGAAGATTTTTAAACCAATTACCCAGTGCGCTGGAGTCATTTCCAGAACCACTGTACATAACCGGACCAGAAAAGCGTGTAGTGCCCATGTTTGCACCTCCTTACAAAAGGTTTTGCCCTAGAGTCTTAGTAAGCGTCTGCTGGGACAGTCGCTAGGGCTAATTTTCCCAGAAAAGCAGAGGGGCGACACAAGCCACCCCTCTATTCCTTCAGAACGAAAAATTACGCTCCGGGCGTACCA